GGACTCCTCTCTCAGAGGAGTTGTCAACGGGTAGACGAATCTCAACCAGATCCGTTGAACCATGCGTGCTTTCCGTCCTGTCTCAAATCCGTAAGGAATTGGGATGGGAAGGGTCATCGCAAGATGATCCAATTGTTCCGTTGGTTGAGTCGCTCATCTGGCCTTTTGTCTGTAGACGCTCACTTAGAGAAGTGATGTTCACAAAGACTGAGTTCAGACGTTTCGTACGATCTATGAAGCAAACCGCTTCTAGGATTAAATCGTACGAGAGCGAGGATAAGAGAGAACAGACTTATATCAAGTTCTGGGTAGACTCTTATCTTTGTCATGGGTTCCTGGATTCACAGCTTCCAAAGCGTGATTCCTGGAACACCGTTCCGCTGTTTAGTGGGTGGTGTAAACGTTTCATATCTCGAGCTATTGCTCGTAGAGATATGAGTTTTCTCTTTTCTCTTCAAAAAGGCTCCAAACAAATGTGGGGCCCCCTTGGTCAGAAGAATATGGATAAAGCCATTGCCGATTCCAAGATTAATCTTGGAAACTTCAAAGGTACCATACCTTATGAGTTAGGTTTAAGGATTGAGAAGACATCGAAAGAAGTTTTCGGGGAACCGAAACTTTCGACACGTTTTATGCCATCGGGATCTGCATGCTTACAAGCTTCCCGCCGTGAAGGCGGGGCGTTAAGCTTAACTGGCAGACTCCGTATGCCCACAAAGAGTGATGGTGTTAATGTAGCTTCTTTGAATTCCGTGACTGACCCTGGGTCAGTCGTAACTACGGAAGTCAAGACAGGAAGCTTACGGCAACTCCATCAAGCCGTTGAGGACTGGAGATCAAACGAATATAAGAAAATGTTTGATCAGGTGATCCAGTCCCTGACTGTTTGGATAAATGGTGTTAATCCTTCCTTTGATGTGAAGTTCGTTGGGTTATACGAACCTGGAAAGATCAGACCAATCTCCATTGGGGATGGTTTGGTATATTCTACGTTACAACCTATACAAGGCTTTATGTTAACGCGTTGGAAGAACTCAAGGCACAGTACCATGCTTCACGACGATCTCTTGGAGAAAGTCCGTGAGCTTGATGCTGCGGTGAACGAGGAGTGTTGGTGTTCCGGTGATTATAAATCCGCTACTGATCTATTGAAGAAGGATGCTTCCCTCGCTGCTTTCGCAGCTTTAGAGGGTCATCCACTTTATCAGTTGGGTTTTCTATCACTGTCTGTTGGGCGTGTTGTTTACCCCGATGGATCAACTGTTAACCAAGGTGAAGGTCAGTTGATGGGACATCCGTTGAGCTTCCCTCTCCTCTGCGTAATAAACCTTGCGGTTTATCGTAGAGCATTGAAGAAGTCGTTAGTTGTGGATAGAAAGAATCGTCTTTCTAGATATCACAAGATGTATCA